GAGTTTACAGGTTTAGATTTTTCAGGTGCTAATACCACTGAGGGTGTAGCTGCTGTATTCCAAGAGGCTATTAACAATTCAGCAACGGCAGGAACGGCAGTAAGTAGCGAGATAACGGTTTCTAACTTTACTTCAGTTAGTGACGGTTCTTTTGGAATTACATTAGATCTTGGTTCAGAGGTACAAGTTAGTGGCTTAGACTTTACTGGTGCTAGCACACTTGCTGATATTGCAGAGATAATTGACGCTGAATTAGAGGGTGCAAGTTGTACTTCTAACGGCACACAATTAGTATTTACAAGTGCTACACTTGGAGAAGGATCATCTGTTATTTTATCAGCTGGTTCTACTGGTACTGACTTATTAGGTGCTTCTTATTTTGGTTCTTTATCAAACACTGTTGGTAGAGAAGCATTAGCTGTAACAGCTGAATATACTGACGGACACCTTAGATTTACTTCTAATGTAACAGGTAGCACTTCCGAGGTTACTATTGCACAAAATACTACTGGAACGGATTTAACAGGGGTTTCTTATTTGGATTTAGACACGATAGTTTTTGTCAGTGGTATATCAGCATATAGTGGCAGAGAAAGATTGGTTGACACCTTAATTAGATGTAAACCTCTTGTTTACTTTTCTAGCGTATTAGTAGATCACGCTTTAGATCCAAGTTATAACAATGCAGAATTATTAGATGCTTCAAACTGGATACAATCGCAAGATAAGTTATTGTATGTTGCTAATAGTGATATTACCTGTTGCGATAGTGGTGAGATATTTGATGTTATCAAAGGACGTGGCAATACACACACCCGTTGCCTTGCATACTTCAAAGACACTGCCCAATCAGCTCGTATTATGGCAGCTGCTTATGCTTCTAGGGGTCAATCAGTTGATTTTGAGGGTTCTAATACAACCTTAACAATGCAACTCAAAACACTTGCAACTATTGATCCAGATCCTAATGCGACAGAAACATTGTTACAGAAAGCTAAAGCTGTTGGAGCTGATATGTATGTATCAGTAGATGGTGTTCCATGTACACTATCGCATGGTGCTAACGAGTTCTTTGATAATGTTTATAACGACCTTTGGTTAAAGACAGCATTACAAGTAGCAGGCTTCAATTGCCTCCGTTCAGCAAGTAGCAAAATTCCACAAACTGCTGCTGGTGTTGAGATATTAGTCAAAGCATATACTGAGGTTCTTAACACAGGATTGAAGAACGGTGCTTTTGCTGCTGGAAAGTGGACACTTCCTGTAACTTTTGGTGATCCTGAAATGTTAAAAGATGCTGTTGAGTCAATCGGATATTACATTTATGCAACCCCGATTGATGAGCAAAGTCAAGCAGAGCGTGAAGAACGTAAAGCTCCATTTATCCAAATGGCGATAAAGAGAGCAGGCGCAATTCATACCTCGCATATTTTGGTTTATATCAATAATTAGGGGGAATAGATGGCAATAGATACATTAGTCGGACAAGACACAATTATATTAGACGACAGACAAATAACCGATGTGGGATTTGGTGACATTGTTGTACTTGATATGCCAAACACCTTTACAGAATTAGAATCTGGTAAAGACGGCAATACGGTATTTGTTTTTATGGAATCTGGACGTCAAATCCACGTCAAGCTGAGAGTATTAGTTGGACGTGATGACGACAGATGGCTTAACAGCAAGTTGGAAGCGACAAAGAACAGTTTTATTACACAGGTTCTTATGACAATGACACTTGCTAAGAGAGTTGGAGATGGCAAAGGCGGTGTTATTACCACACGTTGGAATTTAGAGGGAGGTGTGTTTACAACGCCACCTAGCACCAAGTACAATGTAAGTGGTGATAAAGAGCAAGCAATTCAAGAGTATTCTCTTGCGTTTGCTCGTGGAACTAAGTCTTTTAGCTAAGCAAGAAAAGGGGGTAGGAATGCCCCCTCTTTTACAAAGAGGAAAGTATGGAAAATCCAAGAATAACATTAAGTGACGGCAAAGAATTAGTGGTGCAGATTGCACCTTTTGAGATTGGTTATAAGCTAACAAAAGCTGTAAACAAGGTGATACAGAAAACAGGGTTAAAGCTAGACGAAAGTATATTAAAGCTAGATTTCTCTGACTTTAAGTTATCACCTGCGATTATGGTTCCGTTGGCTGAGATGTTTTTATCCGCTATGGAAGATGACTCACTTGACGACCTCTTTTGGTCGTGTGCAAATCATTGTACCTACGACGGATTGAGGATAACAAAGCAGTTATTTAATGATAATATTGAAATGCGGGGCGTGTATTATCAAATAAAGGTGAATGTGTTAAAGGAAAACATTCTGCCTTTTTTTCCGCAACTCCGTTCGTGGTTAAGCGACACTACGAGAGCGGAGAAATAGGAAACGTCTCGGTTGAAGTAAAAGATGTAGAATTACTAATGCTGCTAAAACTTGCAAAATCAGGTTATGGCAGCATTAAAGAATTATTACAGACGCCAACTGATTTAGTTATCAAGGCGTATCAGTTTGAAATTTTTTGTGGTGAGTATGAATCTGAATTAGTTGAAAGGATGAAGCAAGAGAAATGAACGTAGCTGACTTGACCGCAAAAATTAAGGTTGTATTAGAAAAAGACGATTTAAGCAAGCTGTCCGAGAGCTTGGAAAATGTCAAAAAGAAAATCCAAGAGTTAAATAAAAAATTACAAGATTTAAGCGAAGAGCAAAAAGAAACAGCCGAGCAAACAGAAAAAGTCGCAGATCAAAGCGAAGAAGCTGCCAAAGTAACAGAAAAGCAAGCAGATTCCACAGAAAAATTAGCAGATAAAACCAAAAAAGCTACTTCAGAATTGCATGGTTTTGCAGGCTTATTAAGCCGCATAGTTGAATTTATGAAACAACTAGTAATTACCGGTGCGGCTAGTGGTGTTGTACTTGAGAGAATGTACGAAAAGGCGGGTAGGCTAGGTGCAAGTTTACGTTTAATTTCGACTGATTTTAGTTTAAGTCCGCAGGCGTTACAACAATGGCAAATGTTAGCGGAGCAAGCGGGACTATCATCCGACACAATGGATCGAATGTTATCCGTTGCTACTGAGATGAAACGCTTAGCAATCGTAAATCCTAATTATCTTCCACGTTCTTTGAATTTGGCAGGAATACGACCTGCTAATTTTAGCGATCCTGAATCTTTATTAAAAGCTATATTACAAACCTCGTTATCAAGTGGTTTTAAAAACGATCAAGCTAGAATGGCTTGGTTGAAAGACGCTGGATTTAATGATCCTGCGGCTGCTTTTCTACTTGCTAAGCAATTTGCAAAAGGCAATAAGCTTGATAGTGCTTATTTTATATCCGATGAAAATGTAGAAAAGTTAAAGAATGTAAACATTGCTATTGATAAGATAGATAGATTATCAGAATCAATTAAAAATAACTTTTTAGCTACAATTAGTGGTGATTTTGTTTCACAGATTAATTCTATTTGTGAATATGTAATTAGAGCTGTACATGCAGTAGAAGATTTTATAACTAGACATGGCGGCTTCAAAAAAGTATTAGCGGATCTAGGTGGTTTAGCATCTAAAACATCAAAAATAGTCAATGGGTTTGCTTCCCTATCTAAATTTGTGATGCAGTTCGGGCTTTTTACAAGTTTAGTTTTAGGTTTTGGTGTAGTTTTAGGTGGCGTGCTTAAAATTGTAGATTGGTTAGTTGCAAAATTTACAACTACACTTGAATTAGCAGGTTCTCTAAAAGAGCTAATAGCTGGTTTTGTTTCCATTAAAGTTGGCGAAGCGATTGAAGCAGGAAAAATTACAGGTGAATATGTCGGTGAAGCTTTAGACTTAAAAAATAAATTATCAGCTAGTGCTGGCGTATATAAAGAGCCTTCACAAGTGGAAAAAGGAATTAGGAGTATCTTAACATGGTTAAAAGATACTGGTTCAAAGATTAAAAGTACATTATTTAATGTTTTATCGAATGCAATTTTTAAGGGTATTGATTATTTAATAGATTCGCTTCTTAGGTTATGGCTAGATTTAGATTTACCATTTTCAAGCAAAGCAAGAAGTTTATTAGTACAAAAAGCTATGCAAATACCTGAAGAATTAAGATCAGAACAGCAAAAAGATTTAATAGAAGAAGAACGTAATAAAGTAAGACAAGAACACGCTGATATATCTAATTATGGTTGGGGTATGCAATTATTTCACACGCAAGATGAATTAGATAAATTTACAAGAAATAAATATTTTAATGTTTTGCGCAATATTTTTGAAAATGGAACTATTAGCGGTTCTGATGCTTATTCTGCTGCATTAAAACTAACGGACTTAAGTAAGCCTGATGTAATTAAAACAATGACCGAAAAACAACAAAACTTAATTGCAAATGTAAATGCTCATTTTAATTTTACAGGGAAAGAAACAACTGAACAAATGGAACAAAAAATATTGAAACAATGTGAAGATGGAACATGTCGAGGGCTTATGAGTGCTTCTGGATTAGGGGGATAACATGGATTTACCGACGAAAAAACAAATAAGTAATACGATAGACGGGTGGTTTACACGTCCATCTAAGCTCCCGACTGTTGATGATATTTTATCGGATTATATTTTAATTGATACAGAAACTCACAATAAAGGGATTGGCGGCTATCGTTTCACACAGATGCGGGACGATGAGATTGAGATAGGTTCTAATATTACCGATTATGTCGTAGAGAATGGTATGACGATCCAAGACGCAATACAGTTAAAGCCACTGCGACTGAAATTGTCGGGACTTGCGGCAGAGGTGTCTTATGGTGAAAGTAAAATACTAACACCCATAGATAACTTAATAAATGGATTTAAGCCAGTTCTTAGCTTGATACCCTCTTTAGATAATGCAACGCAAGCAATATATGGTGAATTGAAGAATGCTTTAGGTGAATTTCATAAGCTAGAAACACAAATCAATAACATCATAGGTATTTGGTCTGATAATACTGATAGTGATTTAATAACAAGCGATTACAAACAGAGCATTAAAGATTGGTACACAAATCTAGTTGGTAGCGTTCAGCAAAAAGCGTTTCAGCAATTATATTCCAAGTGGAAAGCTAGGGAGCTAATGAAAGTTGAGACCCCGTGGGGAGTTATAAAGAATTTAGTTATTGAGAATGTAGTTATTAAGCAGTTATCACGAAGCAATACTTATTCAGAAATTGATGTAACGTTAAAGCAACTAACTTTTGCGAGTTCACAAACTTTAGGGGATACGCAAGATACAGTTGACGCTGGCAGGCGTAACGGACAAGTAGAAGAAACAGACACTGGGCAAACAGGAAGTGGAAGCACGAACGAAATAGAAGTTGAATATGTAGAAGACAACTTGTTTTTATATGAAAATTTAGGGCAAAGTGGTATTGAAATAAGAAAGCAAGCGGGGTGAGATGTATAAGCTAACGGGACTAACAGACAGTTACAATCAAAAGATTATTGTACCTAACACTAGCTACGGCGATATTACGTTTTACTTTCATTACAGTGATACGCAATTAAGCTGGTGGTATGGTGTGGAGTGGGAAAATTGGGGATTTCAAAATCACCGATTGCTACTATCACCAAATTTACTAGACAGGTTTAGGAATATTATTCCTTTTGGTGTTTCGTGTGTATCGTTGGATGGTGGCGAGCCGTTGTTTCAAAGTGATTTTGTTTATCCAAGAATACAGATAAATATTTTAACGACTGACGAACGCAACGCAGTTCATACTAAAGATTTTAGACCGTATATATATGAATAAGTTTTTTCCGTCATATCAATTATATATAGAAGCGCAAGACGGCGAGATAATCAAGCTCCCTGAAGACTATGCGACAGATCGGGAGTTTGCGTGTAAATTTGTTGTATCACAGACAACCACTAGCACGCCGCAAAATGCTACTATCAATATTTATAATTTATCTGACACTAACAGGAAAAGGTTGTTTTTTAATTGGTTTGATCAGGTTGCTGTTAATAAGAAAGTTGAGTTGTATGCAGGCTATAACGAAGAAAAGCACTTAATATTTTCTGGTGTGCAGCAAGAGGTATCATCATACAGGGAGGGTGCAAGCCTAGTGACTGAAATACATGGTACAGCTTTAGGTTTTGCAATAAATGGATATTCCATAAACAAAGAAGCCGATATGGGATATAACGTAACGAAGTCGAGGACAGGGGAACTAATATTTACAGAAACAGAGTCAGACACAGACCAATATATTGGCAGGTTTGAGTTCGAAGCAGGGAAAAGCAATCCTGAAATATTAGGCACGTTACTATCTGAATTTACGGATTTACAAGAGGCGCATGGGATTGAACCTGACATAGAGTGCATAATTGACGATCCAGTATGGGAAAACAAAGTTTACAATAAACCAATAACTTTAGTAGGCAACATAATTGATTTAATCAAGGAATATGTGCCTGATAACGTCAATGTGTGGATGGATAATAACAAGCTATATATTGTCAGCACTCATTTATCGTTATGCAAAGAAAAGAAAAGAATATCATCGGGAGTAGAAACGGCACTAGCAGTTAGTTCGCAGCCAGTGTCTAATTTAGATGGAATTATTGTTATAAATCCTGATACTGGATTGATAAATACGCCTAGATTTTATGGACAGTCGATGACGCTAACAACACTGTTTGAACCTCGGGTTAAGTGTGGAATGTTAGTTAGAATTGAGTCGGTGATACAACCTGAATTTAACAGGGATTACAAGGTGTGTGGTGTTACGCATAATTGCGAGATGGGATTTGGCACAGCTGGAAGTAACATTACCACTTTAACTTTAGTGTTTCCAAATAGTAATTTTGTAGATGTGGGGTATATTCAATGAATTGTTTTAGCGAGCCTGATTTAGTAGCAGTTCTTAAAGGTATGAGGGACAACACTCTTGCCAATACGCATTGTTGCGCCCTTGCAAAATTGGTTGAGTTGCACGAAGGCACAGGATTAGTAGATGTTCAGCTTCTATCGCAAAGGGCAATTCCAAGAGCTTCTATTGATGAGATTGATAAAGAAATTATGAAGGACTTAGACCAAAAGTACCTTTATGACACTAAAGCGATAATCAAGGGTATCCCGATCATCTTAACGTATTGCACACGTCCCTTGTTTGTAGGTGACAATGTTTTATTGTTTTTCCACGATGATTGTTATGACGAGTGGCTGAACGATAACTCGGAGTATATCCCGCCTAACAGCAGAAAACACGATATAAACGACGCTTTTGCCGTTGCAGGCGTTCAAAACTATATCGACAATGTATTTATACCGTCTGACAATAACGACGAAATGAATGGGATGGAGTCGCTAAAACCTATCCTGAAATGTCCATATAGCCCCGTCGGTTATCCGCAAGAATCTGCTCGGTTGAGGTGGTGGCAAGGCGAAGTTCATTGTGGTAACGGTGTCACGCTATGTAGTAGGAACTATAATAACATCAATATGTGGTCAGAGGGTGGTGGAGTTTATGCCTATCCAACGGTAAGTTTTGAGGTCAATACAGGCTATTCAGAGTTTATTGTTAGAGGTTATCCACCTGAGAATTTGTTAAAATCAGAGGTTGGACGTACTTTAGAGGAAGGCGTCGGGTCTTATGGAAAAATAGGGCTTGCGAGGTCAACAATAGGTAAAATCACTATGGGTAACAGGTCTCGATCCAAGAGAGTAACTATTGATCCAAATGAAGAAAATTCCGAATTAAACGGATTAGAAGACGGGGATCTAGTGTTTACGT